CACTTTACGCAATTTATGAGGATGAATAAAACAGAATAGCAGGGAGAGGTGAAAGAGCCTCTCCCTTTTATATTTGGAGGAGATAATGAGATGAAAGACATGTATGAGGAAATCCAATATAAAGACAAGACATTTCGGCTTGTATTCAATCTGAATGTGATGGAGCGAGTGCAAGAAGAATATGGCACAGTGGAAAATCTGATCAATCTGATCAGTGACACAGACACAGAGCTGAATGCCAAAGCTCTCAAATTCATGTTCACAGAGATGCTGAATGAGGGCATTGACATTTGCAATGAAGAGAATGGAACAGATGAAAAACTGCTGACAGCAAAGCAGGTTGGCAGGATAATCACTGAGATTGGAATGACAGCAACAGCACAAGCGGTGAACAAGACCATTGATGCATCTGTCAAGAGTGAAGAAAAAAACTGATCATCCATGATGAGTATGATCCTGTCATTGACTTTTCATGGTATTGGTTTATTGGTCGGACAAAGCTTGGTCTGACATTTAAAGAGACAGGAAGATTGACAATGTACATGTTCAACAAACTGTACAAACATTACAAAGACACATGGGACTATGAAATGACACTGACAGCGGCAAGGATGACACATGCACAGGCATTCAAAAAGTCCCAAGAGGATGAGGAGTGGTTATAAATGGCATTTGGTGGCTCAATAAAACTGACAGGTGCGGATGAATACAAGAAAGCACTCTCTCAAATCTCACAGAATTTGAAAGTTGTGTCCTCTGAGATGAAATCCACAGCCTCAAGCTTTGAGGCAGGGGACAAATCCCAGAAAGAGCTGAATGCATCAGCAAAAGAGCTGAGAGAAAGTCTTGAGCAACAGAAAAAAGCACTTGCAGAAGTCAAAAGTCAGCTCCCACAGCTTGAAAGTGAGTATGAGAAAGCAGGGCAAAAGCACAAAAACCTTGTCTCTGAATTGAATATTGAAAAGAAAACTCTTGAAGAGGTTGCAAAGCAGTTTGGCACATCCTCAAAAGAGTATAAAGAGCAGGAGAAAGTTGTTGCTGATCTGGAAAAAGAGGTCAGCAAGAGCGGCAAGGAATATGACAAGCTTGGAAAAGATGTCAACACTGCCAAGATAAACATTGCCAATGCTGAGACTACCATCAACCAGACATCAATTGCTCTTGATAATATGGGCAATGAGGCAGAAAAGAGCGGTGATGAGGCAAAGAAAGGCTCTGAGGGATTCACTGTGATGAAAGGTGTCCTCACTAATCTTGCCACACAAGCTATCAATGCATGTATTGATGGGCTCAAGAATCTTGGAGCGGCTGTTGTGCAGACTGTGTCTGAGGTTGGGGCGGCGGGAGATGAGATTGACAAGTCATCTCAGAAGCTTGGAATCTCTGCAGAGACATATCAAGAGCTGTCATATGCAATGGAGCGGAGCGGATCATCAATTGATGATATATCCAAAGGTATGAAGAACATCACCAATGCCATTGCTGACACACAGAATGGAGTTGAGGGTGCTTCTGACAAGTTTGATGCTCTGGGAGTGTCCCTGCAGAATGTGGATGGCTCAATGAAGTCATCAGAGCAGGTGCTGATGGAGTCTCTTGATGCATTGGCATCCATGACAGATGAAACACAGAGGAATGCGGCGGCAAATGACATCTTTGGAAAGAGTTATCAAGAGTTAGCTCCTTTGCTCAATTCGGGATCAGATGGCATCAAGGAGTTGATGCAGGAGGCATCTGATTATGGAATGGTGATGAGTGATGATGCTGTGAAGTCATCAGCGGCTTTTGAGGATTCACTCACAAAGATGCAAGGCACATTGGGCGGCTTGAAAAATAATCTTGTGGGACAGTTCCTGCCATCCATCACTCAAGTGATAAATGGATTCACAGATATGGCAAATGGCAGTCAAGAGGGAGCGGAGCAAGCCAAAAGCGGCATCATGAGCATGATTCAGCAATTTCAGACCATGATCCCAGAAGCTGTCTCAATGATACAGAATATTGCAACATCTGTTTTGGAAGTTGCTCCACAGATAATCACAGCATTGGTTGAGGGGATTGTGTCAACTATTCCTCAATTGATGCCTGTTGTGATGGATATTGTCACAACTCTGACATCAACATTGATTGATCTATTGCCAACGCTGATTGAGGGTGGAGTTCAGATTGTTCTGGGCTTGGTTGATGGTATTGTTCAAGCAATTCCACAGCTCATGGAGCAGATTCCAAATATCATCAGCAACATCATCAACACAATTGTGAAATTGTTGCCTCAGATATTAAAAACAGGAATGAATCTGCTGAAATCTCTGATTGAGGGTATAAAAAAGACAATCCCTCAACTTGTAAAGATGTTGCCCGACATCATCAAGACAATTGTGGACACGTTGATGAAACTCCTGCCCGACATTTTGAAAATGGGTGTAGAGATTCTGACTGAATTGATTGATGGTATTGTGAAAGCCATTCCACAGCTTGTGCAGATGTTGCCTCAGATCATATCAGCTATCATTGACACACTGACAAGCAATCTGCCCACAATCCTTGAAATGGGTGTCACACTGTTGGTTGAGTTGGCAAAGGGCATTGTGAAAGCCATTCCACAGCTTGTGAAAGAGATTCCCAACATTATCAAGGCTATTGTGAACACAATCAAGGAGAATCTGCCCAAGATTCTTGCAATGGGTGCAGAAGTCATCACTCAGATTGTCAAGGGCATTGGTGACAACGTGTCCAAGGTGGGAGCAAAGGCAGGAGAAATCCTCACAGCAATTGTGAATGGTCTTGCAGATCTGGGAAAGAAAATGCTTGAGATGGGTGCAAACGTGGTTGAGGGCATCTGGAATGGTATCACCAACAAGGTTGCATGGATCACAGAGAAAATCAAAGGATTTGGCAATTCTGTGAAAGAAGCTGTCAAGAAAGCATTTGGCATTGCTTCTCCCTCCAAGGTCATGAGGGATGAAGTTGGCAAATATTTGGCTCAAGGCATTGGAGTTGGCTTTGAGAGAGAGATGAGAAGCGTGTCACAGCAGATGCAAAATGCGATTCCCACAGATTTCAATGTATCAACAGGGATTGCAAGCGGTCAGACAACAAGTGCTCCTGCATTGGCTTATGGTGACATGATAAATGCTTTCAAAGAGGCTCTGTATCAAGTCAAGATAGAGATGGATGATGCAGAGATGGGCAGATTTGTTGATAAGACCATGACAAGTCTTGTCTACACATGAGGATAACAAGATGAATTATGTGATAATAAACGGAAAGAAATCCACATTGGTCAAGGGGCTGTTGATTCAGTCCCTGCCAATGATTTCAAAGCCTCTGATGAGAGCAAACATTGAGGAAATTGATGGAAGAGATGGAGATCTGATCACAAAGATTGGATATGCGGCATATGATAAGACCATGCAGATTGGTCTTTTCGGAGATTATGACATTGATGAGGTGATAAAGTATTTCAACCAAAGTGGAAAGATCATTTTCTCCAATGAGCTTGACAAATTTTATCGTTTCGACATGCTCAATCAGATAGATTTTGAAAAACTGCTGAGATTCAAGCAAGCAGAGGTGACATTCCATTGTCAGCCATTCAAATATTCTGCAGTTGATGACTCTTTCACAGTGGCAACAACAGGCTTGTCATCAATCAAAGTATTCAACAGGGGAAATGTTGAGTCAAGACCGAGGATTTCAATCACAGGGAGTGGAAACATCACACTTTCATTGAATGGGACAGCACTTTTCACCATTTCAAGCTTGAGTGGGACTATTGTGATTGATGGTGAGCTGATGAATGCATACCAAGGAACAAGCCTTGCAAACAGATCTGTCAATGGAGATTATAACAAATTGAGGCTTGTGAGCGGAGAGAACACACTGTCATGGACAGGGACAATCTCCCAGATAACAGTTGAGAATTTTGCGAGGTGGATTTGATGAGAACAAATTTCAACATGACAGATGAAAATATCACCATGATCAAAGGTGACACTGTCTCATTTAATATCATAGTGACAGATGACAATGGAGATCCCATCACAGTTGATTCTGCATACTTCACTGCAAAGAAAAATCCCACAGATGTCACTCCATCTTTTCAGAAGAGCCTTGGCTCTGGAATCACACAGGAGGATGGCATTCTGACAGTTAGAATTGCACCATCAGACACTGCAAGTCTCTATGAGGGATTATATTTCTATGATTGCCAGATTGGCATTGATCCCGACAAATTCACACTGTTGAGAGGCATCCTCACTCTTGAGCAGGATGTCACAACAAATTGAGGAGGGAATCATGAGCAGACAAAACTCAAGAGAGATAAGCAACATAAATGTGACATTGAATGGTCATGAGATTGGGATTGATAGAGTTGCCAATGGCAATCAGCCTTTCTCTGATGTCAAAGTTCTCTGTGTGCGTGGAGCAAATGGCAATGGAATTGCAAGCATTGAGAAAACAGCAACATCTGGGAATGTGGACACATACACCATCACATTTGATGATGGTGATACAACAACATTCACAGTCACAAATGGTGTGATTGCGGTTGATGAGAATCTTTCTCCCACAAGTGAAAATGCAATAATGAATAAGACTGTTGATGCGGCTTTCAAAGCTCTTGATGGAGCAATAACAGGATCACCATCAACAGCAAAAACACTGTCTGCATTTTCACAGACAGATGGCAAAGTGACCGCAACATTTGCAAATATCGCAATCACAAAATCACAAGTGACAGATTTCCCATCATCCATGCCTGCAAATGGTGGAACAGCAACAAAAGTGAGTCACACTTTGGATGCTTCTGTGTATGCCTATAATGAGCCAGAGATTGGGCTTGGATATAATGGTGAAACAGAGACAATGATTGATTTCATGTGCTTGAATGTTCCTGTTTCGGTGGGCAATTGGTCTGGGACAGTTGATTCAGATGGCTATTATACAAATATAGTTTCATTTGGAAATAATGGTATCAGAGCTAACAGTTTTTTGACATATTGGAGACCACAAGTGGCATTGTCCATTGCTGATTGGACAGCAGACACAGAGCCGACAGCGGCAGAGAGTGCGGCTTTTAGTTGTGTGAATCAATTTAAGTTTGCGGTTGGCACAGATATTCAAAGCATGACAGTGAGAGCCAAGACAAAGCCCACAAGCACATTTTATGTGACAGTGCAGGGCATAAGGTTGAGGAGTGGCTCATAGAACGAACATTTTAAGGAGATTTGAGATATGGCTAACGGAGTTATTATACCCGCCGATCCGATAAAGGTGGGACATCATGGTGTTGATACAACAACAGATGCAAATGGTAACGCTATCATATTAAATAGTGCATGGAATAGCATTGTTGTAGGTTTCACACCCGATTCACAGAATATTGATGCAAATTTAACATGGTTTGTGTCAGCGGCAACGGGGCATACCTACATACACGCTTCAAGTTTTGCGAACGGTGCGGCGGTGGCAAGCGGTTCACGCATTAAAGGCGAGGTATACTATGTTGCTAAGCCTGTCTAAAGGCAATAAAAGAAGTATTTTAAGAGGAGGAAAACAAAATGAAATATGCAATCATCAAAGTGGTCAATGGAAACTTCTCCATCCTTTCAGAGCATGGAAACAATCTTGAGGCGGCAATTGTAAAATTCCATCAAGAGTGTGCAAATCTCTGGAATAGCAAGGATGTTGTGACAGCACAGGTCAAGATTGTGAATGAATTTCTTGAGACAGTGCAGGGAATGAGCGAAAACATCAAACATGACCAGAATGAGGAATAATTTTGATGATAAAGTTGTTTAAAACAATTGAGAATCTGGGCAACATCAACAACAATGGTGATGTTGTCATAGATCCCATCAAGGCAGTGATTCATGAGTCAGAAAACAGTGACTTTTATCTTGAGCTTGAGACAACAATTGATTATCTCAATGATTTTGTATATGGTTATCAGTTGGTGGTTGACTATCTTGGAGATTATGAGATATTCAGAGTGGGAGCTGTCACGGCAACAAGGGAAAAACTCAAAGTAAAATGTCCACACATCACATATGATACACAATATATGTTTTGGTATGATGCTTTAGATCCAGATGGCTCATTGCCTCCAAGAATCTTGGGAGACAGAGTCATTGAAATCACAGATCTGAATCAAGCATTGGATTGGATGATTGTCCATCCCTCTGATCCGAATGAATACAAGGTTGAATTTGGAAGAAAGAGGAGGATTGACAGAGTCACAAATGCCTATCCTGTCACAAGACAGGACATAAGGATCAAAAATGGATGCTCTGTGTATGAATTAGCATTTGAATTGATTAAGCAGTTCGGAGGCTTTCTTGCAAGGAATCACTACACATTCAAATTGATCCCGACAAGGGCAACAACAGACAATGGTGAGACTATCGAATATGGCAAGAATCTGAAAGAGATGAGCAGAGAGGAGTTGGACTCTGATCTGACAGGAGGACTGATCACTCTGACCACAGAGGATGAGCAATATGCCTATTATGGGGATGTTGATGCATTCATGGCAAGGAGAAAAGAGTTCAAGCCCACAGTCATTGCTGAGAATTATTCCACAGAATATGCATATAGAGCGGCGGCAAATGCTGATATTGCGGCACAGGCAAACAAATACTTGTCTGACAACACACATCTCAAGTTGAATTATACTGTCAAGGCAAGAGTTGATGATGTTAGGGGCTTATGGGATCAAGTAAAGATCAGAGATTCCAAATTAGGCATTGACATCACAGCAACAGTCATCAGCTTTCAATATGATCTGATATTAAAAAAATTCAATGAGGTTGTGTTTGGCAATTATGCCAATTCCATTCAAGGATATAACAAAAAGATTGGCTCAGAGTTGATGACAATGCAAGAGTTCATGCCTTTGAGGGTTTATCCTATCGGGACAGTGATTGTATGTGATCATGATCCGAATGAGACAAGAGGTGGTCTTGCAGGATATTGGGAGTCATTGGGATCAGATACATACAGAAGAGTTGTATGAATAAGGGGCAGAGCAATCTGCCTCTTTTTTATTTGCTCTTGATGTATCACCACAGTGATACAAAATAAACAATAAAAATATAAAATGTTTGTGTACTATTCCATCTTGTAAACTATCACCACAGTGATATAATATAGACAAATAACAACACCACCACCATCACAAAGGAGGACAAGGATATGATGAACATTAGAAGTTACAAGAAGATGATGAGAGAGCTTGCAGTAGGTGATACATTCTACATGAATGCTATCAATTGCTCAATAGCAATGATAGAGTACACAAGAGAGCTTATACAGACAGGCAAGATTGTTCCCGACGGAGAAGAGCTAAACAAGATGATCAAGCCAGAAGCTCAATACAAGTTTTACAATGGAGAGTCAATAGCACCACAGATGACATATAAGGTTATCGCATAAGCAGGGGAGGCTTTAAGCCTCCCAGAAAGGAGAGAAAAATGTCACATATATCAAAAATCAGATTCAGCTCAGTGAGTAGAGAAGAGGGATGCACTTGTGACAGATGTGGACAGTACATCAGAAACATCTGGACAGTAGAGTATAAAGAGGGATTCACAGTCAATTATGGCATAGACTGTTGGGAAAAGGTCTACAAGGCAGGACAGCTCAGTCAGTACGGAGAAAAGGAAATCCGCAAGATCATGAAAAGCATCAAGGGATATGAGGAGATGCTTGCCAAGTATGTGAGCGGAGAGATAAATGAGGAAACAGATGGCGGTTGGAAGTACGGACAGGAAAACAAGCAGGATGCATGGTATGGAAAACCTTTTGAAGAATACAGAGATTGGATTGTCAATGAGTTTATTCCATATCGTATAGGAAAAGAGCAGGAAAGGCTCAAGAAGTTCAGCAAAGTAGATTTTAAGGAGGAGCAGGAGGCATAAGCCTCCTGCAGAAAGGAGAAAACATATGACAATAAGAGAAGCAATTGAGCATTTTGAGTATAACAAAAAGCATTGCATTATGACAGAGAGCAGAGGAAAGGCTGAAAAATTGGCAATGGCAAGCCTCAAAGCATGGGAGGAGGTTCTTGAGGAGTTGGGAGACACTAACATGGACATTCACACTGATGAGGTTAAAGCAATCATCAAAAGACATTTGCAGGAGGTGCAGGATGTATAAGAGCAGATTGAAATATTTTAGAGAGGACAAAGGATGGACACAGCAGGAGCTGTCAGAAAACAGTGGAGTGAGCATCAGACTCATACAAGCATATGAGCAGGGGTACAAAGACATCAATAAGGCACAGGTTATCACAGTGTTACAATTGGCAGAGGCTCTGGAGTGTGATGTGTATGAGATAATCAATGACAGATGACTTGCAGACCGTCACAGAAAGCCTGTGGCGGTCTTTTTTATTGTTATATGATAAAATATCCATTGAGACAATTTCAAGACCACCACAAGCCTGTTTGAGGGGTTGAGCGTTATGAATACCGACAGACAACATCATCATGCATCCCTCAATTACATGATAATATAAAATATTGGCGTAAAAGCATAACAGTTTTAACAGATGAGCACAAACGCCAACAAAAAAATCAATTAAAATTCCAATAAATAGTCAGGTCCTCTCCATCAACATCAATATGGTCAATCAGCTCATCC